TCTGCGGGGCCTGAAGTGTTGACCTGGTTGAGGCCCATACTTACTCCTTCTTGAAAGTGAACCCGGGACATGGACTGTTGAGCCACTCCCGATGCGCCTTGGTGATAGCGTCCGACTTGCAGCCGAAGCATTCGTCGCCTGGGCAGTCGGCCTCAGCAGTCTCCATTGGATCATCCCAACACTCAGGACTGCCGGGGTTAGGGTGTGGAAGAATCTTCCATCCGTGCGAGAAGGCTACTGTCATCAGAGGGGCTGCTGCCTTCTAGACGATGCGGCCATAGTGGCCTGGCCCTTTGAGTTGAGGCCAGACAGGAGAGACATCAGGTCGCGGCCTGGCGCTTCTCCAGCTTGCGGCGTTACGCCTGCTGTGTTGACGTCTGCGGCCCCACCAGCACCCGGAGGTCCCCCAGGTCCAGGAGGCCCCTGTTCGGCGCCCTGCGGGGCGCCTAGAGCGTTCTGGGCGGCAGGCTGCTCCTTAGGCTTGAAGACTTCGAGGAGAGCCTCATGGATCGGCTTGCCCTTCTCCCTCAGTTCAATGAGCTTGGCCATCTTCTGAAGTTCGGGGACTGCGTCGAACTGACCCTGAGACTGAAGGGCCATCTGCGGGATGGCCTGAGCGTAACCCATGACGCCCTGCTTGAGGGCGTCGGTGAGCTGCTCGTTGTCGATCTTCTGCTGCTCCTGGACTACATCGATTCCCATGGGGAGTTGTCGCTGGAAGAAGTCTCGGGAGATGAGCTGATCACCACGAAGTTGGAGCAGTCCGACAATAGCTCTAGCAGGATCTTGTCCCGCAGCGAACCCATACGTAACGTCGACAGTATAATCGCCATCGATGTCCTTGCTCGGAGTGTAACTCTCCTCAAACGGGCTGCCCTGTACTGTGCCCCTGATGGTCTTCTTGTCATTGCCCCACAGCTTCTCGTCCATCTCGAAGGCCAGGCCGATAGCCACACGGAGTGCTTCCCCGATGACCTGCTGCCCCGTGGTGATGACCGTGTTGAAGCCACCCATCAGGGCTTGTACGCCCTTACCGGTGATGATCGAGGCGTCCATATTGCCCGAGCGCGCCTCGGGCGTGCGAGTGCCTGTACGCAGCTCCTGTTCAAGAAGCTGGGCTTCCTGGAAAGCGGCCTGAGGAACGTCGATGCCAACTCGCCGGACCTTGTCCGGGTTGTCCGTTCGGATGATGGCGTCATCGCCGAAGGTCATCTTCTGGACATCGCGGGGAACGGCCAGTGGGGCTCGGACTGTTTTCTCCGTGGCCTCAAGGCCGAGGAGAGCCATGCGGGACTTCGCCAGCTGAACCCAGATGGCGTCGTCCATGGCGCCACGGATCTCGTTGTCGTAGCCAGGACGCTTGCCGATGGATACATAGATCTTCTTGAGCGGGTTCTCCATGCGGTCGACCAGCTGGTTTCCATGTTGCGGAAGGTAGATCATCATCTGCTCGTCGTCGACATACTTGACGAGTTCGATCTCACGCTCAGCCCAGCCGGAAGTGTCGGCTGCTGTAGTGTTGCCCTGAAGCACCCTGAGGAGCTGGGGGAACTTGGCCACCAGGTGGATGGCTTCTTCCCGCCAGACCTTGGTGTACGACTTCAGACGCCCGAAGGCGTCCCACTCAGGATAGACACCCATCGGGTTCTCGACCCTGATGTGAGGCCGCTTAGTGGTGAAGTCCGGCTCGATGACGTAGATCGCCATGCCGTACATCAGGTAGTGATCCGAGATGTTGATCTGCTTCCCGGCGTACAGCCGGGACTCGTATAGGTACCAGGAGGCGATCTTCGTCTTCTTGGAGTTGAACTGTTTGGACTTGTTCGACGAGCTGATGCTCGTCGTGCAGTTCACTGAAGGCATGACGCCCATCACTTCAGACATGTCCCGAAGGCTGGTGTCCACCAGGTTGGCCACGATAGGCTTGGGCCATGCGTCGGGCATGGACCCGGGGATCACCGTATCGATGTCGCCAGACCGGACGTCATGGACGTCCCGGTGCCGCTGATCCCGGTCCCTAGCGGCCCGCCTCAGTGACTCGACTCGTGATGCGATGTTTTCGAGTGTGTAGGCCATGCCACCTCCTTAGAGTGCGTCCATGTATTCAGGGTGGGCTTCGATGGCGCGAGACAGTTCGTCTCGCACTCGCACCCACTCGAACCAGGGAATCCAGAACTTAACAGCACCATCGTCCAGCTTGGTCACCGGGATGGGCGTGTCCATGAAGCCGAGTACGGTGACGGTCTCTATGTCCATCACTTCGGCTGCGCCACCTTCAGCATCGCCCATGTCTTGGGGCCGAAGTGGCCGTCTGCATCACCCTTGAGTTCGGCGTGCTGGGTCTGGAACCACTTGATGCCCTTGCGGTCGGCCGGTCCGAAGACTGGGCCAGGACCGACCTTGTAGCCCTTGTAGCCAGCCTTGACGAGAGCCTTGCCGACCTCGGTCACGAGCTTGTTCGTGCGACCGTAGAAGAAGTACTTGTCTCCGGGGAACGGGGCGTAGACGGGGCTGGGCTTGGCAGGCGTTGTAGGCTTGGCCGCAGACAGAGTGGGCATAGGTCCGGGGTCGACATGACTGTTACCTGGTACCTTGTTATGTCCGTACTGTCCTCCGGAGTGAAGCCAGGTGTCAAGGGAAACAGTCTCCCGAACGAAACCCTTGGGAGAACCTCCCACCCACACAAGCGAGATGCCAAGGCTGCCGATCCAGGCAACGAGCTTATCAAGGTTCTTGCACGGGGTGTCTCGGACTGTCGCATACTTCTTCCCGTTGACTGTCTCGTTCTCGGTGAAGACGATCTCGATCTGGATGTTGTACTTGCCGGTCCGGTTGGTCCGGACCGAACCCGCGTTCTGAAGCGAGAGACTTCGGGAGTCGGCGGGGAAGAACTGAGCGATCTGCCCGGTGAAGGGGTCCCACAGGATGTGAGGCGCCACGTCGGCGCCGCCGCCGGTGAACCAGCCCAGCTCGTTCTTGAACATGTGGTCACTGGAGTTCGAGGTGTTGTGCCAGGTGACGCGCGAAGGGCCACCATCCATCACCCCGGTGTTCCCCAGCGAATGCTTCTCCGCTCCTGGGAGCCAGAGGTCTACCATGGTGTTCTCCTTCTTCAGTTCCATCCGAAGCCAGCGTCGGGTATCTGGCTCAGGTAGTCGAGGTCCACAGTGACCTGCTTACGCTTGTCACGTTCAGACTGATACTCGTTGGTGATGTGGAACACGGACTCGATGTCGTTCACCAGTTCACGTGCTCGGGTCTCTGCGAACCACAGGGCCATCACCGTGTCCTGCTTCGCCTTGCTCTGCGGGAACCAGGTTGTGAGCTGCTCTACCAGGGCTTTGACGCCCTCTTGCTGGCTGCGGCTCGGCAGACGAATCAGGCCTCGGTCTTCCAGTGCCCCATCGAAGAGCATGCTCATGGAGGCGACGCCGAAGTCGGCGTCGTTCTTGTTGGCTCCGGTGAAGTGCTCCTTCAGGATGGTGCCCCGGGAGCCGAGGAAGTTCCTCAGGTCGCGGTTCTGGGTGACCATCAGGTTCATCGCGTTCTTCTCGATGACCCACTCGTGCATGTGGTACTTGACGGTCCAGTCCTTCAGCTTGTCGAAGAGGTCGTCAGGCTTCTGGTTTGGTGCCGTCCATACGTCCAGCACGTACCGCATGCCAGACATTCGATCAACACCAAGGACCACGGCTGCTGCGTGACCAGTGATCGCAGGGTCGAATCCTCCGACAACATAGAGTCCGTCCATGCCGTGTGGTCTATGTCCGGGCACTCCCGGGGACATGAGTCCCGCTGCACGCATACCGTCGATGGAGGCAGCCACCTTGTTGGCAGGGAAGATCGCATCCTCAACCACCTGCTCCTGCTGGTAGACCATCTTCCAGTTCTGGGCCGACGACGTTGCCCGTCGTCGTGCTAGCGCTCGTCCCGAGTGCCAGGGGTAGAGGCCGTCTGCGTTTGTCTGTACCAGCTTTCTTGTTCCGAGCGAGACCGGGGGTCGGTTGGTCCAGGGTGCGAGAACAACCCAGTCGTCGGGTGACTCTGCAAACTCAAGTACAGCGGGCTGAGTGAGGTACGTCCAAGGAGACTCTTCGTCCTGTCCGTACCACTCAGGCTTCTGTATCTCAGAATATAGTTCAACAGGGGCAAGTCTCGTCCCGACCAGGAGAAGCGTACCTCCGGGATAAGTGAGTCGGTTGATGACCTCTCGCTGAATCCAGTCGATCTGCTTCTCGAACTCATGGGCGTTCTTACCTGTCACTGTGTCGTCGAGGATGATGACGTCCGCACGGTTACCGTAGATCTGGCCGTTC